CCGAATCCGCGGCTTGAGCGTTCGGAGGGTGGGGAGCGTGTCGGGCAGCCGCCGAAGAAGCCGGCCGACGCCAAGCCCAAGTCTGAGGGCTGACTGTGCCGTCGGTTATCGTCTCCGGTGTCAGCGATCTGAAGGCGGCGTTGGAACGTGTCGGCAGCCAGGTCGCCGAACGGGTTGTGCAGGCTGTGGCTGACGAGGGCGACCAGGTCCAGGCCGACGCACGCTCGTTTGTCAGGGTCGACTCGGGCGACCTGCAACAGTCGATAACACCGTTCGTCTTCGCGAGCGGGATGACGGTTGAGGTCCGTCCGCGCAGTTCCGCGTCGGAACTCGATCCTGTGAACTTATCGATCAAGGCGAACACGAACGAGTTCAGCAGGCAGGGTAGGCCGGGGCAGCCGTACATGGTCCCGGCGGCCGAGCTGTCGCGGGCACGCTGGCCGGGCCGTGTCGCGCAGGCAGTGAAGGGTGCCGTCGATGGCTAGCCCGAACGCGTCACCGTTGTGGCCGATCCAGACCGCCATCTATGCGCTGCTCACCGGCGACGCCGCCCTGTCGGGCAAGATCACGGGCGTGTACGACGAGGTCCCCGAAGGTGCAGCGTTCCCCTATGTGGTGATCGGGGAGCACACACTGACCCCGCAGGGTGCCCACGACCGGTTCGGGGCACGCACCACGATCACCCTTCACGCCTGGGGCACGTATCACGGCATGAAGGAGGTCGCTGGGCTGCTCGACGATCTGGTCCGCATCATCGACCACCAGACGGTGGTGGTGGACGGTCATGCCACGGTTGCGGTCCGGCTCGAGCAGGTTGTGACGATGCGGGACCCCGGTGATGCGGATCTTCGTCACGGGATCGCCAGGTTCGCGTTGGAGACCGAATATCAGGCCGCCTGACGGCCTGTACTACCTCTCGTCCGTGCCGTCCGGTGCGGACGTTTCTGTGCCGCTGAGCGGCAGAAAGGCACCAAAATGGCCGGCACCGATGCGTTTGGGACGTCCCTGTCGCGTGGAGATGGCGCGGAACCCGAGGTGTTCGANCGCGATNGCGAACATCACGGCGTTGACCCCTCCCGGCATCTCGCGGGAGACGCTTGACGTCACCGCGCACGACTCCCCGGACGGCTACATGGAGTTCATCGGCGGATTGAAGGACGCCGGCGAGGTCAGTTTCGACGTCAACTATGAGCCGTCTGTCCATGACGTGTTGGTCGCCGATTTCGAGGTGGCCACCGCGATCGACTACGAGGTTGCGTTTCCCGACGGGACTGTGTGGGCGTTCGGCGCGATCCTCACCGGGTTCGAGTCTGACGCGCCTTTTGATGACAAGCTGACGGCATCGCTGACCTTGAAGGTCAGCGGCAAGCCCGTCATCACGGCGGCCGCCTGATGACCGACTATCTCAGTAAGGATGCGATCCTCGGTGCGGACGACCTGCCGTTCGAGGATGTGGAGGTCGAGTCGTGGGGTGGGACCGTCCGGGTCCGCGGTCTCACCGGTACCGAGAGAGACCGATTTGAGTTNTACCTCGCGGCGGTGAAGGACTCGCCGGACAAGGTCGAGGTCCGCGCCAAGATNGTNGGGTGGTGCCTGGTGGACGCCGACGGGAAGCGCCTGTTTACCGACAAGGAGGTCGGCAAGCTCGGCGCCAAGTCCGGGGAGGCGATTGACCTGGTGTTCGATGTGGTCCGGCGACTGTCCGGGATGGGAGACAAGGCGAAGGAGAAAGCCGCCCAGGATTTCGGGACCGCCCCGGACGACGATTCACCTTCCGGCTAGCTGCCCATCTAGGGTTGCCGCACGGCGAGATGCTGTCGCGGATGTCGGCCCGCGAGTTGACTGAGTGGGCAGCTTACGAGCAGGTGGCTGGCCCGTTGGGTGGCGAACGTGCGGATGTGCAGGCTGCGATGACGGCCTATTACGTCTGTTCGGCGTTGGGGGCGAAGAAGTTGAAGCTCGACAAGTTGTTGCCGAAGTGGGACCGGCGGCCGGTGCAGCCGTGGCGTCAGATGCTGATGCTGGCGGAGGCGATCACCCGGCAGCATGGCGGCGACGTCAACCGGTAGGCGACCGGTCCACATAGCACAAAGTGCCTTCCATGGCGTTGCGGATGTCGGATGTCATCGACTCGGCGACGTCCTCGTCGTGCCCGCGTTCGACCATCTCTGCGAGGAGCTCGTCGCCTGGGTTGGGTTCGTCGCCGCTCACGTACCCGTCGGTGAGGTCGCACGCGACGAGTCCGAGGTCGACCATCTCGGCCTCGTCGTACTCGGCCATCCGTTCGGGCTCTCTTGCGCGTAACCCGTCGAGGTAGGCGGTCTCGTCGGCCGTGTCCATGCGAGTCGCGGAGGACTGCATCTCCGCTACCGCGGCTGGCTTGTCACCGCTGCACCCCGCTAGCAGCACCGTCGCGGCCAGTGCCGCTATTGCACGTCGCATCCCTATCCCATCGGTCGTAGGAGGCTAGCTGTGGCGAACCTAGCGGACCTCAGCGTTAGTATTGGCGCTGACACATCCCAGCTATCCGGAGACTTCGACAAGGTCCCTGGTATGGCCGAAGATGCCACGGGCGGGATCGTCGACAAGTTCAAGGATCTCGGCTCGAAGCTTGCGCCGGTAGCGAAGGCAGCCGGTGTGGCGGCCGCCGCTGCGCTGGTCGTCGGTGCGCTGGAAGGCATAGAGCGTGAGGCGCTGGGCGACAAGCTCGCAGCGCAGCTCGACCTCTCAGCGGAGGAGTCGGCACAGGCAGGCCAGATCGCCGGTTCGTTGTACGCAGGCGCGTACGGCGACTCGTTCGGAGCGGTCAACGATGCGGTCGGGTCGGTGGTTTCCACGCTCGGGGGCCTCGGCGAAGCAGACGTAGAGGGACTCTCAGCCAAAGCACTCGACCTTGCGTCCGCGTTCGATCTGGATGTGGGGCAGGCTGTGACTACGGCCGGGGTGATGCTCCGCAACGACCTCGTCGGCGATGCCGATGAGGCGTTCGACCTGATCACGACTGGCCTCCAGTCCGTTCCGGCCGCGATGCGTGACGAAATTTTTCCGGTTATGGAGGAGTACGGCGGCAACTTCGCGTCGCTCGGGATCGACGGGCAGGGAGCGATGGAGATCATCGTCGCGGCTTCTGACGGTGGCGTGATAGCGATGGACAAGGTCGGTGACGCCCTCAAAGAACTTACGATTCGTGGCACCGACATGTCGACCGCGTCCGTCGATGCGTATGGCGCTGCGGGCCTGTCTGCGGAGGAGATGGCGAGCAAGCTTTTGGAAGGCGGCGACAGCGCCAACGACGCGTTCGGTCAGATCATCGACGGGCTGTTGTCGATCGAGGACCCGACCGAACAGGCGAACGCGGCCATCGGGCTGTTCGGTACTCCGCTCGAGGACCTCGGGACGTCGGAGATCCCGGCGTTCCTTGAGTCTCTCGGCGGGATGGAGGGCGGCCTCGGTGATGTTGAGGGTGCGACCGACAGGATGGGTGACACTCTCAATGACAATGCGTCCACCAAGATTGCGGGGTTCACGCGTGGCGTCGAAGGGTTCCTTGCGAAAGTTGTTGAGGCGCCAGGTGCGCTCGGTAACGTCGCGACGGCAGCGGCAGGTATGGGATCGGTGCTGGAGCCGGTGGGTCCGGCGATCGCCGGTGTCGGGTTCATCTTTAAGGATCAGCTCGTGAAGATGGCGTCGTCGATGGCGTCCGGTGTGGCGTCGGCCGTGTCGTGGGCTGCTTCGATGGCGGTGACGGCTGCTTCCACGGTTGCCCATTGGGTGGCGATGGCGGCCACGTCGACAGTCAACGCGGCGAAAATGGCGGCGTCGTGGGTCGTGTCCCACGTCACGGGCGCCGCTACGGCGTTGGCTGCGCTCGCTACAGCGGTCGCAGCGACGGTCACCGGATGGGTGACGATGGCAGCCCAGTCGCTCCTCCAGGCAGCCCGCATGGCTGCCGCCTGGATTCTTGCTATGGGTCCGGTCGGCTGGATCATCGTCACCATCGTCGCGTTGGTGGCGTTGATCGCCGCGAACTGGGACGAGGTTGTCGCGTTCACGAAGAAGGCGTTCGACTGGGTGATGGACAAGATCGGCGACGCCTGGACGTGGATCAAGGACACGACGTCGAAGGCGGTCGGTGCGGTGGTCGGGTTCTTCACCGACCTGCGGGACAAGGCGGCCGATCTGGTCGGACGGCTGCGGGACAAGGTCACCGGGTTCTTCACCAGCATGGTCGACAGGGTCAAGACGACCGTGTCCGGCTGGGTCACCTCCGTCATCGGGTTCTTCGTCGACCTGTGGAATCGGGCGGTGGCCAAGTCGGACGAGATCGAGGCGGCGGTCGCGCAGGCGTTTCGGGACATGAAGGACAAGGCCGTCGGGTTCGTCGGCGACCTGAAGGACGGTGCGGTCGAAAAGTTCGAAGAGCTGGTGGGCTGGGTCAAGGAGCTACCGGGCAAGATCCTGCGTGGCCTCGGCGATCTCGGCACCATGCTGCTCGGGGCCGGTAAGGCCATCCTCGGCGGGCTGTGGACCGGGCTCAAGGACAAGTGGTCGGACGTGACCGACTGGGTCGGTGGGCTCGGCGGCAAGATCAAGGACTTGAAAGGACCGATACAGGTCGACCGGAAGCTTCTGGTCGACGAGGGCGGCGCGATCATGGGCGGGCTCGGTAAGGGCCTTGCGTCCGGCTGGGCGGATAACGAGAAGCTGCTTGGCGGGATGGCATCACAGAT